GACCACTAATAAAGCTCCGTGACCGTTCGGATAAGATGGCACGACTGTTTCCATGCCTTGATGCTCTTAGCGTCGTACAGCGTCAAGTCTTCGCCCGCGCCTTCGAGGGCGCTTAGCATCTCGGCCCCGGTGTTAAAGTAGGCCAGCGTTCCGTAGTCCGGCATGAAGCCAATTGACACACTCACCGAACGGCCAGCTTGCATCCGCTCAATGGCAATGGTCCGCGCCTCTTGCCCGCACTCAGTCGAATGGAATCGAGCCACCGAAATCAGCTCGTTGCCTTGTAGCTTTGCCGATTCCGGGTAACCGATGGGCAATTCGTCCCAGTCGTGGCCGACAAGGATCGCGCCGTTTGTCACGAAGTCACGAAGGACCGAAGATGAGAACGCCGACGGGGCGAAGACGCAACCATTGCGCAGGATGGTCCCAACCGTCGAAGCCGTAACCTCGATTTGGTTTTCTGCCACTTTACCGGCGGCATTGAATATAACCTGCATTTTGTCCATAGTCTTAGTTCAAAGGCCCAAAGGGGCTTAGTCCGTCGCTTACTCGAACCCATGAGCACTTACAATTTCCAAGGCAAACCGTTTGCCCTTCCCTGGGATGAGTGAACGCCGTCGTCTTGTCGAACGGTGAAAGCGTTTGGATGTAAAGGCAGTCGGCGCAATGCTCGGCCATTCCCAGTTGCCATGCGTACTCTTCGGTATCGGTTCCGGCCTCTACGAAGCCCGCTGACGCGCTTGAAGACGTCTTGAGGCTGTAGAGTCCCGCGCGGTGCCGCAAGGCCCCATCAACGTCAAGCGCACCGTCGACGTCGTACTGGCCGTCGGTCACGGCTTGGAGGAAGCCGAGTAGGAATTCCTGCTCGACGTCGGTCGTCGCTCGCGCGTACGACTCCAAGGCTTCATCATCCGGCGTTGCGCCGCCAACTTGAAGACCGAGCAGGTACTGAGCCTTGTGAGTGTCATAAATCGACTTGGTGAGTCTCGCTTTGAGCTGGTCAAGATTGATCTTGCCGTCGCGGTACTCCTCAAAAGCTTGCATTATGGCCCGGTCCATCTTGTTGATGTTCCGGTCGTGCGCCGCCTGCGCCGCCGCGTTGCGCGTAACCTTCTGAAGGACCACGCCGGGAACGCGACCCAGCGACGCCAGCCGCGCCTTGTTCGCCGCGCCCATCTTCACGGCCCACGCGGATAGGCTTTGCCTGGTTGCAGAGTCTGCCGGAGCCGCGATACCGGCCGCACGTGCCTGGAGGTCAAAGTACGTCACATTTCGGTCAGACTTTTCAGGAACGACGCCAATGGCTTCCTTTGCCTGAAACCGATCAATGATTCCTGCCTTGAAGTTTTCGCGGTTGTTTTCGTCACGCGCCTGGGTTTCGTCAGCAAGCCACGACACCGCCGACGTGTCCCAGTAGAACCGAAACATGCTCGGGTCCATGCCGAACTCCGGCAAGACGTGTTGAGACCACTGCGCGGCAATGTCGTTGGCCATCGGGATGACCGTCAGGTTTCCGAGGGCGTCGAGCGCTTCCTTAAGGTTTGCGTAGGTCTTCGAAGACGACGGCAAGCCAAAAGCCATCGGATCACCGCCAAGCGCCGCGCAGATCCTGTCCGTTGGAATGGCTCGGATCGCTCCGATGTCTAGGTCCTTCGGGCTGAAGGTTATGGGATTAATCTTTGTCGGGAACGGAACGTACACCGCTTGGCCACGGGCGTCCGCGACGGCGTCATTGACCATCTCCTTAATCGCCTTCATCTGGTCGGCCGTCGGCGCGATCCCGGACGCTGGAACCTCGGGCGTCAGGATATGCGCACCCGTCGCTCCGTTTCGAAGGAGGGAGTCCAGCCAGCCCGAAGCCTGGTTATCCGAGCTGACTTCTCGAAGCTGGCCGTAAAGGAGCGACATGCCACAGCGTGGGTCAAGCGGGTCAATTCCGTTTCGAACCATCAGGACATCCTCGTACGCAAGGTCCTGAGGGCCGGTGCCGTAAGGCGACCAGCGATAGTGCGTGATGAGCTTTAGTCCGTCCGCATTGTCGCGGTCGCTCATAATCTGAGTCCACTGGTGAGGCATGTACCAAAAGCCGATTAAACGCCCCGCATTGTCCCGGCGCTTATACATGAACGAATGGCCGCGCACGTCCAACGAAAGGACCGTAGCAGCCATGAGCGCGTTGCCGTTGTAGTAAGCGTTGGGATGCTTAAAGCAAGCGAGCGCCCTATCTACCTGCGGACCCTGCGCCACTTCCCACCTACTCTTTGCGGTGTTCCACTTCTGAACGCCTAGCTCCATGGCTTGGAACATGGTCGCCTTTCGGTTGACGCACGTTCCGACGACTGAGTTAGACCACGCTTCGCCGACTTCTTCGGCGTAGTTGACGCGGCTGTTTCGAACCCATGGCGTGGCGCGGACGTAGGCAGGCCCACGCGTACTACCTTGCGGCCTAAAGCCTTGCACCCACCGCATTGCCTGTTTGAGGAGGTTTATGCCATCACCTTTCGCCAATCGTCAAGATCAAAAGAAAATCCCGGAGACGCTGGCCTGAATTCCCAGGCCGCAAGCGCCAAACCTATCACCGTGTCGTCGTGCATTCCTTCTGGAGCGTTCATCGTCACGGTTCCTTTCGGCGTCACGTCGTACTCGTACGCCAGCAGCTCACCGGTTTGGATCGGATCATTTAAGAGTGAAATTGCCCGACGCTCAAATTGGAGCTGAAGATTTTCAATTAACTGTCGTTTAGAATCGTGCGTGAACTTGAATGACACCACGCGATGGTTAGGAATCCGCCGCCGAATCAATTCATAGACTGGATCTCCGACGCCCGTGGAGTCAACGACAAGCACCGCGCCGGGGTGTTGTTCAATGACTCTCGCGACCCGTTCAACCGTCGCTTCCCACTGAATGCCGTTCCACCTGCTTAGGTGGTTCTGCCGCCCGTCCTCGCCTAGCCCACTGAGGACGGAGTAGTCTTGCGTCCGCGCCAAGTCAAGCCCAAAGAACCGGCACAAGCCGCCCTGCGTGTGGCTGCCAATGCACTCCCTAACCCCCTGAAACACGCCGCCCGCGTCTTCGAGGAATTCCGCCAGATACTCTTGGCGGAACGACCGCTCCGGCATCTGCTGACGCGCGATTTCGATGAACGCCGCCGGTATGTACGGGTTTGCCGATGTCGGCGCGTGGAACGATGCCCAGAGACCCTGCGTGGGGTCTTGCCCACGCTGAAACGCCTCATGGAAGAAGTTCATGCCCTTGGGCGTTCCCAACAGCCATCCTTCGCCGCCGTAGTCGCTCAGCGTCGGGAGAATCGCGTCGTTCCAGATCTGGCCTAGCTTCCTGCTTAGACCGGCCTCGTCAATCGCGATTCGTTTGTACTTTCGAGAACGGCCCGCGTCGTCGTCTTCCAGCGTCCAGCCTTCCCACGTCCCACCGTTGATTAGCTCGATGCGTCGGTCGGTCGCGTTGGCTGACTTGATGACCGGCTTCAGCCGTTGAACCATATCGCGGAACGACTGGGCGAGCAGCTTGTACGTCGGGGCAAAGTAGCCAAACGGAGCCGCTTCGTCTACCATCGTTTGAATGGCAAGCTCGCAATTTACGAGGTGAGTCTTCCCGAACCTTCGCCCGCAGGCAACCGCGTTAAACGTCTTCCGAGCCGCTAAAATCCTCGCCTGCCCCGGATGAGGCATCGGGATACTCAACGAGATCTCTTTTGACACGGATGACTACTTCTCCGGAATGATCAAGCTTGTCCGTAAACATGCCAAGGTGTTTGCCTTCCAGCTCCGCCGCTTTCAACGCTGGGCCAAACTCGCCCGTTTCTTCAGCTTTACGGCCAATGCGAAGGATGTCGGTAAGCACGTCGTCAGCCGTCCGCTTTACCCTTTTGGCTCGGTCTTGTTGGGCTTGCTGGATAGCTTGCTGAATGTCAAGTTTTGACAAGTTTTCGGCAGCTATGCGGTTTGCCGTTTTGTCGCTGTATCCCGCCCTGATTGCCGCTTGGGTCGCGTTAAGGTCAACAAGGTATTCCTGAACGAATAGCGCCTGTTTTGGAGTCAGTTTGCCATTCGCCATCGCGTCAGTTCCTTGGCTTCCCGCCGTTGCGCTCGTTGCTTACGGAGCCGCCACGCCCGCATTCGGCCACGGGTGTTGAGCTTGATCTTAGCCAACGTTCCCCGGCGTCAAAGGCGGGATGACGTTTAATGGAGCGGTCACCTTGTTGATGACTTCC